AGATTCGACCAGTTGCGCCGACGAAATCAGCCTCGTATTCCTGCTGATATTGCCGTTTCGACATTTGCCGCTTGGCTGCGGCGATTGTTTCAGCAGGCAGAATCTCCGAGCTTTTCCAGTGGAAACACTTCCACTCAGGATCATTCGCAGACGCTGCATATTGCGCCATGTCGTAATAATGATTCAGGCCATCAGGGACGCCGATAAGCCAGCACCATGCTTTGTAGCCTGGTCGCGTCGGATTGAACGTATCAAGAGCAGGCCGGATGTTCGCTTCCCATGCCTCGGCCTTGATGTCGGCAATCTCATCCACTACGCCACCCGACCAGAATACGCCCTCGATACGCTCCGGTCGGTCTAAGCCAATCAACTGAACCTGCGTTCCGTTATCAAGAAAGATGATTAGCTCACTCTCTGACGGCGCCTTGCTGCACAGGCTGGATAGACATAACTTCTTCATGTCTGCCCAATAAATCTTTTTGACCTGATCGCGTGTTGGTGCAGCGATGAAATACATCTCGCCGGCATTTGTCATTGCCATCTTTGCAACGAACCGCTTTGCGCGCTCTGTCTTTCCTGATCGCCGACCAGCCGGAACAACCGGAAACCGAACGCCATTAGCAACTGCGCGCATCAGGTCAATCTGTATTTGATGGTCAATCAGTCGATACCATCTGGCAAGCTCACGCTTGGTTTGTAGCGACGTTGCCATCAGTCAGGAAGGAGAGACGCTATCTCTCGTAACAGATCATCCTTGTTTGACTCTCCGCCACCTTCTGCTGGCTTCTCTCGCCACTTCTCGGGCTGGCGATTCTTCAGCCAAAAGATGCAGGCAGTCGTATCAGGCGGGTAATGCTTGATGGTCGGTGTAATGACGACTTCTCCAGCAATGGCGCGAATGTCGTATTCAGGATGGCTATAACCTAGTGCGCGGTGATACAGGCTTGCAACAACCTCGCCGTCTGCCAATCCCTTACCTGCCTTTAGGGACTGAAAAAACTCTGGATAATCGCTTTTCCAGTTATTCAGCGTGTGTTCTGTAACCTCAAAGAACTTTGCCATCTCTACATCTGTCATGCCGAGCATGGATAGCTTTCTTGCTTGCTCTGCAAATTCCGGGCGGTACTTTGATGGCCGCCCCATCTTCTTGGCGGTCATATTGTATAGCTCCATGAAAAGATGCCGGATGCCTTCGTAGTGGCAGAGCCGGCCCCGAATCGGCAAGACGCGGGAAACTTGGTAGTTGACGTTAACGTCAACGTCAATTGATATTGTTAAGGCAAGACCAGCATCTATGATCCCTATTACTGGGCAACCCGTTAGACGGGAAGGATCATATGATGTTGGTCGGTGGTCTGCATTCAGCCAAAAACGCAGGTCGCGTAGTGCTTCATTTATCGGGTATCCGTATCGTGGATGAGCCGCCCATACGCTTTCGCGCATCAGTGATGCTTTACCCGTTTATCCCTTGCCCTACGAGGCTCAGGCACCCGTCTTGCCAGTGAGGTGATTCGCTACTATCCGGTGCTGCCCACGAACATCGGGCCAATGTTTTAACGATGCCGGTCATCGGTTGCGACCATACCGTCTAACGCTTTCGCGCTGGTCGCTGCGGTTTCTAGGAGGATGAAACGTGATCTGTGCCGGTTACGTTTTCCGGCATGATGTGCCAATCATCGTTGTATGTCGCACGTTATGCACGTCGTATCCGCTGGCAAAGCGGCATTGTTACGATGGCGCGATTTATTCCGCGAGCCGCCATAGTTTCACGCGCCCTATCGCATTCACATGCGAATCATCGGAGCATTCCCTAGTGCATACCTCTAGGGTAAAACGCAAAAAAGCCCGGCGGCTTGTGACCATCGGGATTTTTGTGGGCGAACGAATCCGCCGCACGAACATGCTAGCACCGGATCATGATGATTGCAAGTATCATTCTTTCGACATCTGGAGAACATAGATAGCGACATCTGTTTCTTCTGGAGACTTTGACAATACTGTTTCAACAAAAGCGCGATCTGAGCGGTCATTTGACGTAAGCCAATCAACAACTCTTTTATTGATAAACGCAACAGGCTCTTTCCCATACATCTTGGAAATTACCGCCGCCTCAATAGCTTTGGCAAATCGTGTTGCGCACCCTGCATGCGAATCGCCGCGAGATGTAACGGCACATTGCTCGATTTCTTCATCACTGAGTATCACAGCACAATCCCCTTTCGCTTGCAGATAATCACCAGCTTTTCATGGGCAAGTATCAGCGTATCCTCAAAGTTGTTACGCGGAAACCTGAACACGCTACAGACACCATATTTCCGATTGATCGCAGCACGTTGCGCAGGTTCCAGATCATCAATGGCAGAGTCAATCGTTTTCATCGTGGCGTTATCAGATTGATGGCACATATCCTCAAAGGTCGATAGACCGATACACGCGAAACCTGCGGAACGTGATTTGAATCCGGTGTTAGGTCGATAGGACGATTGCCAGTTGGCCCAATCTTCTAGGAGTAAAACCAATGCCTCTGTTTCTGATACGTGCATTATTTCAGTCCAAATCTGTCGCGACAATGGCCGCAGCATCCATCTACTAACCTAGAGAAGTATTCGCCACAAATATCGCAATCACCTGGATTCCCTGGCGGTATTTCCGCTGCTCGTCGCATGGCGTCTTTAACGTGATCGTCTATTACTGATTCGATGAAATAGCTCGCTTTATCCGCTTCGTCGCCGTGGCATTCTTCGCGTTCAATCTCCATTTCTCAACTCCTTTAGTTGTTCAGAGTAGTATTTGATTGCTTCTTCAGCCAGAAATCTAACTTTGCTTGAATTCAAAATCTCTGATGTTAATGATTTGAACTCGTCAATCTTTTCTCTACCGTACATATCAATGATGTACAGCGTGTATTCCCGCTTGTGATACTCCTTACGGAATACATTACACGAAGGGCAGGCCGGATGTAGGTTTTCTTCTAGCCACCTTGTTGCCTTATTTGCGCGTTCCATGAAGTGAGCGCAATGGGACTGACTCCAATGAAGTTTTGTATCGCACGTTACGCACTTAACGATTCCGGCTGAATCGGCGTACTTCTGCCGGATGTACTGGCTTGTAATCGTGTCGGCTTTGCGTATCAGTGACGACAAAGATGCTCGTTTATTTTTTACAGTTGTCTTACGCGGCTTCTTTTTGATAATCACGCTGCAACCCTATCGCTAAACTTAACGCCATTCATTGCGCCCCAACAAAGTACGTAGTCGACAAGACTAGAAAACCTTTTCTTGCTCATTGCCGCCGTACTCTCGCGGAGATTAACCACCTCACCCTCAAGTCCAATCACCATTTCCGCAGGCTCTCCGGTAGCGATTGAGTGAGCCGAAACCATGATGACTTTCCACTGGAGCATGGTGCGCTTCTTTCCCATCCATTCTTTCTGGTTTGCTATGTCCGTTAGCAAAGGATGCAGCATCGCGTTCTGTTCCATTGTGCGCGTTGGTTGGCCTATGGATACCACCTCTCCAATTTGCGCTGAATCTACGGCCTTGTGGATGGCTTGGCGTGCAATATCTCCGGTGATTGTGTATTTCATTTCGCAACTTTGTCCGAATCAACCTTTGCGCGATGCTCACGGTAAGTCTCTACCTCCGCACGTGCCAGTGCTTCAGCTTTATAGCGTGGAAGTCCGGCGCAATATTCCAGGATAGCGGCGCGTTCTTCGTAGTATTCGATCAGATCATCGTTCATTTTTTCACCTCGTTCCATGCTCCGATTAGTGTTTCGCTCATCTTCACACCGTCAGGAAACTTTGTCCCTTTGACGATACCGTTCTCGCTTGCGTAAGTTACCCGTACCTCAGGGAACTCTTTTCTGAATGAATCTACTAGCCTGGTGATGGTTGGCATGCTGATGCGGTTTTCTTCTGCACGATTTGTTGATTGCTGGCGCATTGCTTCAATCATGGCGAAGGCGTCGGTCATTTCGGAAACGCCTTTGGCCGCAGGTCAATCGCCATCGCAATCATTTCCATCTTCTGCTCTTTTGTCAGCGGAGCGCGATCTTTTTCTGACCGCATATCAGGCAGCGCCATGACGTTGTGCGGCAACACGCGCGGTTCGGTTCGAGCAATCCTCTGGCTATGTTCGTTGCACACCTCCATAAACTCAGGGAGGCTTGGCGGGAATTTCATTGTCTCAGTGCATTCGTCGATTGCGGCTATAACAACCTGCTCTCTGCCCTCGTAACGCTTGAGTTTTTGAAGCCAGAAATCCGCCATCTGATCGGCATCGACACCTTTCCACTTTTCTGCAAACATCCCGCCCCAGGCAAGGGCGAAGTTACTGAAAATTTCCTTGATGTTGTTCGCGTCCATTTCACACCACCTTTTGTTCTATTAGCGTCGCCTGTACTGCAACCGATGTATCTTTTCTGGAAAATAGGCCGGAGCCAAAGCGTCCGCCGGTCAGAGCGGCCATCGTGTCCATTTGTTGATCGTGGCGAGTCAGCCTTGCTGCCTGATGACTCACAGACTTTTCATTTCGCACCCAACTGCGCCACGTTGCTGACCAATCTACTTTCCTAGCAGCAGCCCCACCTTTTGCGTGCCAGTAGTCGCTGAAATTCTCGACAACCTTTTCTACGATCAGGTCAGGTCGTTGTGTTTTGCAGTAGTCAATTTCTGCATCGCTAGGAGTCCAGTCAGCAGGCAGACGCGAAGCGGATGCAACGCCTTTTTTCTCATCTCTCTCTCTCTTTGCCTCTGTCTTTGCCTCTGTCTTTGCCTCTGCCTCTGGGCAAGCACTTTGATAGCACCCTGCTAGCACGTTGCTATCATCAACTATGAAACCGCTGTCTAGCAATGGTTTCATGCCGTCGATTACCTCTTGCACACTCCAACGAAGGCGGAAGGCAAGACGCTTCGGATCGTTGTCGATATCACCCTGCATATTTTCGCTTGCTAGCAGCCAGAGCATCGGAGCTAGCGCCCTGCTAGCAAGTGGCAACAACTGAAAATCGAAGTCGTCCAAAAGCGCTTTGTGCAGCTTAATCCAAGGCGGTGAGCGGTCCTTGTAGTGCTGAAAAGAGTCCCAATTCTTGACTCTCATGCTGCCACCAAGGAACGAATCTGCTGGACGCGCAGGCGGGATTCATCGCAGCGGCGTTTGGCGCAATCAACGCAACCGCCGTTGTAGGTATATTTGACAGAGCAGCCGCACCGCTTACAAGGTGCCCCTACGTATCTTATTTCACCTGCAATAATCGCTTTGTTGCGATTCCCCTTCTTTGCCATATCAACCCCCAAATTGAATGATATAATCTTACTCTGCCTCTGTATTCTTCGCAACAGATTTTAATTTAATTCGTGCATCACGTTTTTCCTTGCACTCGAAGCAACGAAAGCCAAGTTTTCCTCCCCTGGCCTGGCGTCCTAGCCTGGGCATGATTCGCTTACATACCGGACACTTGAACGAGTTGTGAAAGCGTACCGAGTTCAGCGATGATTCTTCGTGCTTGTTGGTACGGTCGCGGTAGTCTGCAACTGATTGTGGGTGATCTGGAATGCTCATGCGAATAACCTCGATTGACGGTAGG